AAGGAGAATATAAATGAATAAAAAAATATCATTAGAAGAATTATATAATTTATATAAGAAAAATAAAATACCTAACAATCAAATAGTAAAAATAGAACGTGTTGATTATTTATATGTAATATTTGATAAAAAAAATAATAAGTTTAATGATTATAATGAGGTTTCACATATAATTAACAAACATATTTTTTGGGATATTGATAGGGTTATGAATAATAGAGAAGAACATAATAATCTTAGAGATGTAGAGTTATTTAAGGAGAACACTAATGGAAAAGATTAAAGTAATAGATTTATTAAATAAGATAGCAAATGGGGAACTGAAAGACGGAACAAGATTTATAGACAAATACACAAAAACAGAGTATATATTTAAGCCAAATAGTTATGCAGGTATTTACCCACCAAACGAAGCAAATGCAGATAAAAATTGGTTATTATCACTGGGTGGTGGTTGTTTTAGGCTTGACCAAGAAGTAGAAATACTAGAAGAAGATAAGAAGATAGAAAAGATAGATAAAGATGATTTAGTTATTGGCACACCTAATGGTGCAAGAGTTAGTTTTACTCTTGCTGATAGCATATTACTTGATAAAATTAATGAAATAATAGATGTTTTAAATAAGGAGAAATAATGAAAGTAAATGATTATGTAAGAATAAAAAATAAAGCAGGATGGTGTTGTATAGGTCAAATACACAATATTAATGAATTTAGAGAACCTAGTATGAAATTATGTGTAGATATACAAGCAGATGACTATGTATTTGTTGGTGAAGATATAATTGAAAAAAGCAGTTCTAATATAATTGACTTAATAGAAGTTGGAGATTATGTTAATGGTGTTTTAATAGATAGCATTGAGAAAGATGATACAGGAAAATATGTATTTGGTTATGGGGCAACGCTTACAGGAGAAACTTGGTTTTACAATGATGAAATCAAATCAATAGTAACAAAAGAACAATTTGAAGGGATGGAGTATAAGTTATGAAACAAGAAAGTATTGATGAAGCAAGTAGAATAATAATAACAAGTTTAAATGAAAGCAAAATAGAAACATTAGATAAATATGAACTGATATTGAATATAAACCATCTATTAGAACATTACGAAGAGGAAACTAAGTCTAAAGTATTAAAGAAGGTTAAAAATGATAGAGCTGTTACTAAGTGATACATTTTGGATAGGATTTGCTGTTGGATATGTTGTATCAATGGTAATTGGTGTTATTATAGAACTACTATGTATTGCAAGTGGTAGAAGTAGTATTGATGTATGGATGGAAGATACGGATTGCAAGAAATAAAGATATGTGATACAATCGGATTGGTGGTAGAAATATCACCATCCCTTTTTATTCTAGGAAGACAGGTCAATAATTTCTACCTCCTGTCTTTTTTGTGTGTTATAATAGAATTAAAAGAGGTGGTAAGATGATAAATGCGAGTTGGGATTTTAGAGAAGCTGTAAATAACATTAAGGCGATAAAGGATAAATATACAAGTCTTTTATCGTCTTTTTCTATTTATGAGTGTAAACAAAAAGGAATTATGATACACGAAGTTAGAAAAGAGATTTATGAGCTTCAATTTGAGGAATGGAAAAAAGATAAGCTTTGGGAGTTTATGAATGGTGATATTCCTTATATATTGTTAAAGTCGCTAATTAGACAAAAATAGGGAAATTTGATATAATCGGTATATGGAGGTAAGAAATGGAAATAGTTTATAAGAAGTTAGATGAGATAAAGCCTTATGCTAATAATCCAAGATTTAATGATGAGGCTGTTGAATATGTCGCTAACTCAATAAAAGAATTTGGATTTAAAGTACCTATTATAATAGATAAAAATGGGGAAATAGTTGCAGGGCATACTCGATATAAAGCTAGTATGGAATTAGGGCTTAAAGAAGTGCCTTGCATAGTTGCTGATGATTTAACTGATGAGCAAGTAAAAGCTTTTAGATTAGCTGATAACAAAGTAAGTGAGAAAGCTGAATGGAATTATGATTTATTAGAAATTGAGCTAGGCGATATCGGTATTGATATGAGTAGCTTTGGATTTTTAGATGGTATAGAAGAGGAAATGGAATATGAATTAGATAATGAATATACAACTAAGATAAAGATACCACAATATGAAATAACAGGCTTTGAGCCTAAGATACAAGACTTAGTAGATGAATATAAGGTTAATAAGTTAATCGAGGAAATAGAGGCTTCTAACGTTACTAGAGAGCAAAAGGATTTTCTTATAAAAGCTGCACAAAGACATTTAACATTTAATTATAGTAATATAGCTGAGTATTATGCACATCAAGATAAAGAGATGCAAGAGCTAATGGAAAAGAGTGCATTAGTAATTATTGATATAAAAGATGCGATTGCTAATGGATATGTAGAATTAACTGATAAGCTAGAAAGAATAATGAGTGATGATGATGAAACATAAGAATTTTGCTGTGTTCATTTTATCTCACGGAAGAGCTAATAATGTAAAAACTATAAAAACATTAAAAAACGGGCAATATGATGGAGAAACATATATAATATGTGATAATGAAGATGAACAATTAGAAGATTATAAGAAATTAGGAAAGAAAGTAATAGTATTCGATAAATTAGAAGAGATGAAAAGAAGCGATACTGAGGATAATTTTAAAGACCATCGGCTAGTAATATATGCAAGAAATAAATGTCACGATATCGCTAAAGAATTGGGATTAAAATATTTCTTAGTATTAGATGATGACTACGTAGAAATATCGTTAAAATATGTAGAAGATAATAAACTAAAGAGTAAGAATGTTAAAAACTTAAATAATCTATTCGATATGTTTTTGGATTTCTTAGATGTATCAGGAGCTTTAACAGTTGCAATGGCACAGGGTGGAGATTTCATTGGAGGTGCTGAGAATGGGAACTTAGAAAAAGGAATTGGAAGAAAAGCAATGAACTCGTTCTTTTGTAGAACTGATAGACCATTTAAATTCACAGGAAGTACTAATGAAGATGTAAATGCATATATTACTTATGGAATGAAGGGTGAGCTGATGTTTACGATATATAAGGCTGTAATAGAACAAACTACTACTCAAAAGAGTGATGGAGGATTAACCGATATATACCTAGACAATGGAACGTATGTAAAAAGCTTTTATAGTGTAATATGTCAGCCAAGCTGTGCTAGAGTAGCAATAATGAATAGTAAGCATCCTAGAATACATCATAAGATATTATGGGATAGATGCTGTCCTAAGATATTAAGTGAGGAGTACAAAAAATGAAAAGCTTTAGTGTATTTTATAAAGAAGTAAGTGGAGGAGAAGGAGATAAATGTAAATATCCTACTCGATTAGATACTTATGGATGTGGATGTCAGCACGATTGTAAATATTGTTATGCTAAGAGCTTATTAGATTTTAGAGGATTATGGAACCCTGAAAAGCCTGTTGTCGGTAGTATGAAGGAGATTAAAAATGCTATTCTAAGAGCTAAGAAGAGTGGCATTAAGATATTAAGATTAGGTGGAATGACTGATTGTTTTCAACCTATGGAATTAAAATATAGAACAACATATCAAACTATTAGACTATTAAATAAGTATAAAATAGGATATTTAATAGTAACTAAAAGCCATTTAGTAGCTAATGATGAATACATTGATATAATGGATAAGGATTTGGCACATATACAAATAACTACAACTTGCTTAGATGATGAATTATATAAGAAGCTAGATTATGAGAAAGCTAGTTTACCAAGTAAAAGAATAGAAGCTATAAAGAAGCTTCAAGATAAAGGATTTGATGTAGCCATTAGATTAAGCCCTTTAATACCTGAATTTATTGATTTTGATAAGTTAAATAGTCTAGGTATAGAGAAGGGTATAATCGAATTTTTACGAGTAAATACGTGGATTAAGAAATGGTTTAACATAGATTATTCTAAGCATACATTAAAAGAAGGTGGATATAATCATTTACCACTAGAATATAAGAAGGAAATATTAAGTAAAGTTAAGATACATAATATAAGTGTATGTGAAGATGTAAAAGAGCATTATGATTATTGGATGGAGAATGTTAATCCTAATAAAGATGATTGCTGTAATTTGAGGAGGTGAGATTGATGGATGAGAAAAAGAAAGTAGGAAGGCCTAAAACTCAAATTAATTATAAATTAGCTGAGAGCTTATCAAGTATTTTTTGTACTGAAGAAGAGATTGCGACTATATTAGAAACATCAGTTCGCACATTACAAAGGGATGAAGAATTTTGTCGTGTGTTTAAAAAGGGAAGAGAGACAGCCAAAATGAGTTTAAGAAGAAAACAATTTGATTTAGCAGGGAAAAATCCAGCTATGGCTATATTCTTAGGAAAACAATATTTAGGGCAAAGAGATACAGTTGAAGTATCACATCAAAGTAATGGAGTATTAACTGATATGATAGAGGCTTTAAATGAGTACAAAAAGAATAGATGAGTTATTAAATCCTAAGCAAATGGATTTTATGCTGAATGAAGATAAGAGAATAAACTTATTAACAGGAAGTGTTAGAAGTGGAAAGACATACATATCGTTGCTTAAATGGGCTATATTCGTAGGAAGTATGCCTATTGAGGAAGAATATTTGATGGTAGGGAAAACGATAACATCGTTAGAAAGAAACTGCTTAGGGCTGTTACAAACATTAGTAGGTGATAACTTTAGTTATTCTAAGAGCCAAAAAGTTGGGATGCTGTTTGGTAGAAGAATATGGCTTGAGGGTGCTAGTGATGAAAGAGCTGAAAGTAAGATACGAGGAATGACATTGGCAGGGGCTTATGTAGATGAATTAACTCAAATACCTGAAGCCTTTTATAGTATGTTATTATCGAGATTAAGTGTTAAGAATGCGAAGCTATATGCTACTACTAACCCTGATACACCAAATCATTGGGTAAAATTGGATATAATAGACAATGAAGAGATTAGCAAAGATGTATGGCACTTCACTTTGGATGATAATGTTATTCTAAAGAAAGAGAATGAGGAATATTTTGACAATCTTAAAAAAGAATATCAAAGTATGGGTGGAGTTTTCTATGATAGATTTATACTAGGGCTTTGGGTATTAGCTGAAGGATTGATATATAAACAATTTGCTAATAATCCTGAGCTATTTATAAGAGATGAAGCTGTGGATGAAAATGGTAACAAGTTAAATTTTATGATGATATCCATTGGAATAGACTATGGTGCAACACAGGGTGAAACTGAGTTTAAAGCTAGCGGGATTACAAGTGGATTTAAGGAAGTGTGGACCATTGATGAAGAGAAGCTGAGTGGATTGCATACTCCTGAGGAGATGTATGAAGCTTTTGAGAGATTTTATTATAGAGTAGTAGAGAATTATGGAAAAGTAACTCACGTTTTTGCTGATTATGGTGCATTAGGGCAAGTATTAACCTATGGCTTAGATAGTTATATGAAAAGAAAAGCAATACCTGTTAATATACAAGATTGTATTAAAGGGCAAATAATAGATAGAATTTACTTAGATTGCCAGTTATTCGCACAAAATAGGCGATTTATATTGAGAAAATGTAAGTACTTAATAGAAGCATATAAACAAGCTGTTTGGGATGAGAAAAAGGCTGATACGAGATTAGATGATGGCACAACTCCTATTGATGACCTAGATGCTAGTGAGTATTCAATATTTAGTTTTTATGATAAACTTGTAGTAAGAGGAGGTTAAGGATGAAACTAGATGAATTTTTACAAAGAAATTACAATTATAATCCTGATGTAAAGAATAATATACAAACTTATATCGACCAATGGTATAGTTGGTATAGAGGAAATGTTAGAGAATTTCATAATTATTTTATTTACAATGGGAATAGGAAAGTAAAACAAAGAAGATATACATTAAATATGGCTAAGGAAATTAGCGAGGATTGGAGTGATATATTATGGAGTGAAAAATGTAAGATATCACTTAAAGATGATGCTTCACAAAAAAGATTTGATGATTTAGTAGATGACTTAGATTTATATGCTATTATTAATCAAGCTTTAGAGAAAAGTGGGGCTTTAGGTACAAGTGCTACGGTAACAAGTGTTTATAATATAGTACAAAATGAAGATAGTATGGTACTAGATGTTAGTGATGCTAAGATAAGAATAGATATAGTAGATGTAGATAATATTTATCCTTTAAGTTGGGATAATAAAGGGATAACTGAATGTGCATTTTCTAGTGTACATTATTTTAAAGGGGATAAATATGTAGTATTAAGTGTACATTTAAAAGAGAAAAATACATATAAGATTAAAAATCATCTATTTAAAGATAGTAATGGTAATTTAACTGAATTGAGTAGTGAAGATACATTACAAGAGTTTGATACTCAAGGGGATATAAAATGGTTTAGTGTATTTGAGCCACCTTTAACAAATAATATATTTAACTCTAGTCCTTTTGGGATACCACATTATGCTAATGCTTTAGATAGATTAAAGATGGTAGATTTAGCTTTTGATAGTTTACAAAATGAGCTTAAATTAAGTCGTAAGAGAATATTTGTAAGAGCTGATATGTTTAACTATGATAATGGACAGCAAAGATTAACGTTTGACCCCGAGGATATTAGTATTTATCAATTACCAACAGGAGCAACTAAAGATGATTTAATACAGCCTGATGCTGAAGCATTAAGAACAGCTAATTATATAGAAACTTTAAATACTTCGTTGAACGTGTTAGGTGATAGTGTAGGATTTGGAGAAAATCATTATCATTTTGATGGTACTAATTTAAGTACAGCTACAGCTGTGGTAAGTTCTAACTCTAAACTATTTAGAAGAAAGAAGAAGCTAGAAATAGGATATGAAAGTTCTATCTATGATTTAGTTAAGGCTATAATATACTCAAATAATGCATTTACTAAAGGTGAAAAGATAAATGATGAAGAGATTGCAATACAATTTGATGATAGTATTGTAGAAGATAAAGAAGCTGAAAGTATAAGAGCTTTAAGAGAAGTAACTAATGGAATACTAGGAAAGAATGAATATCGTATGAAGATATTTGGAGAAACTGAAGAAATTGCTGATGAAAAGATAAAAGAGATAGATGAAAAGAATGAAGAACTAGAAAAAGCATTGTGGGAGGATAAAGAATGATAATAAAAGTAAAACCTCATAAATTAGAGTTAATAAAAGACCAACCTGTAAATGAAAAAGAAATAGATATTTCTAGATGCTATTTTGAATTTGATGAAGAAATAACTGATGATTATGTAAAAGAAGCTTATTTTACTTTAAATAATAATACATATAAAGT